GAGAGTACACCACCGCTGGCTTGCCGAGCCGCCTCACGCTTATGGGGGACTGGTCTGGCACTGGGTTTGGCACATGCCCGTTGTCGACGAAGTAGTCGGTTACCGGGTTGGATATGTAGTCATTGAAGAAGGGCTCAATGGGCGCGCTAATCTTCTGTGGGGTGAGGTCTCCGCCGAGAGTGTACACGCCACGCCTGTCCATCCACACGAGCGCTGTATCTTTGGACACGGTGGATGTGCTGATGCACCCTATCCCCTCCGCTATCCTCACGAGCCTGCCGCCAATAGCGACAAAACCAGTGGGCACTTGGTAGTACCAGGTCTCTGTGGCTGTGAATATGATGATGTTGCCGTTGTGCTCTGCCATCGCGGTGATGTTTTCTTCGGACGGCAGAGTCATCTCATTCGGCGCAGCGATTGAGGTGGGGTATAGGGAATCAGAGAAGTAGACCTTTCGGCCTTGTGCGAGGATGAGTCTGTTGCCTGCGCTTGTTACGCATGTGGGCTTTGGGAAGCCTGCCTGCGACAGATAGACAAACCCTTCTGAGAAAGGTCCGTCTGACGCCACTGCGTTGATGATGACGGACGACTCTGAGTACGGCTGCGCCCATGACCTGTCGTTCACGGTGTTGGCTTGCTTGTCACGGCCAAGGCGCGACAGCCCGTTCTTGCTCCTGCGCCGCCCCCTGAACACCGACGGCATGTACGCCAGCAGCCCTGTGTCGTCGTTGCCCATGTAAAGGACATCGTCCAATTCATGGAAGAAGAACTGCTGCGCTGGCTCGTTGACCGTGACCCACTGTTGCTGGTCTTCGTTGAACGAGTCAGGGGCCTGCGGACCCACAACAAATATGCCTGGAAAGCCCCCGGAGGTGACCTGAGAGACAAGGTCTGTTCTCCACCACGTCTCGTATGTGCCTCGCCAGTCTGGCATCTCCAGCACTGACGTCTCGCTGTTCCCGTACTCGGAGGTGTGCCTGAATATTGGCTCCTCCCACCTGTCGCCTGTCGTCACGTCGTAAATATCTACGACGTAGATGGGGAGCCATTTGCTTAGTTGTTGTGCTGTGGAGCTATCTGCTAAAAGCTGGCCGCGCCGGTCTCCAGTCCAGACGTTGGCCGTGAACACGGATATAATCTGCTCATGGCCGAATGAGGTGGTCATTCCATACGACCCAATGTGCTCGATGTACCCCCATCTGGTTCCATCTGGCCAAGACCCTGCGGCCACCTGCTGACCAGCCCTCATGGTGGTATCAAGCTCGGTGACCTGCCCGAACCCCCGCCTTACCTCCCATGCGTTGCGCCTGTAGAGCATGTTGAGCGCGAACGCCCCCTTGGTGGGGGAGTCCGCCTTGATGCCATCACCAAGGAGTTCTATCTCTTGGCCTCTGATAGCCATTACACGCCTACATTTTGAACGTAGTCCGGGCCACCTACAGACCTTGTCATCAGGTATGACTCCAGGGCTCTCTCCCTGTATTCGATCTGAAGCATCAGTGCTTGGGACACGGCGGAGTCCATCATCTGGTACTGCCTGAACGCATAGAGCGCGATGAGGTCATGGACTGGGTCAAGGTCATCGGGAGGCACGGTGGTTGCCGTGGTCCATGTGATGTTCTCTGCGTCTGGCACATAGAGCAGGCGCAGGTTGCCAGTCACCTGTCGTGACAGCCAGAGCGTTACCCCCTCCAGATAGTATAGAGGATCTCCATTCGCCACTGCCTCCAGATTCCCTGCCCCCAAGAACATCGTCGACGGCAGACCAGTCGTTGTGTCTGTCGTATAGACGCTCAGGAGCTTTACCATCCTGTCGCCCGCTGCGACAACCGCAGCGCCACCTCCAGCCAGAATTGGACCCGTGGTCGCTGTGACGGGGATGGTCGACAGGTCTACGGAGTTCCCAGCTACCGGGATATCCATGCGCTTGGCGAGGATGTTGGGGTCGCACTCCATCACCTTCTGCCTGAAGTGGCTGTAGGCGATGCCCATCAGAGAGGTCATGATGGTATCGGTGAGGAACGTCTGGTCTGGCTCGTCCATGTAGGTGCGAGCCGTGTTGATGATGTTCTGAACGCTTGGCATCAGATGCCTCCTCTGGAGCCCGGCGCTCTACTCACCCCTCCCTCTGCTCCGCGTGTCAACATGCGCTCGGCTGCCGCTGCGCCTCCCAGCTTCTGCGCGCCTGCTGCGTTCTCGGCTATGATCTGCTGCTGGGTGGATGGCGAGTTTGCCAAGGCGATGTCCTCGCTAATCGCCTGCGGGTCTAGCGTAGCTCCACGGCTACGAGGGAACACCTTGTTCGCAACCATGGCCCCCTCGTAAGCCTCGGGCGGGGCACCCGCAGTGGAGATGGCCACAAGCACGTCGCGCATGTAGTCCTGCCTCTCCGGCGGCTGTTCGTAGAACTGAGCCGTCTGCATGAACTCGTTGAAGACCTTCTTGAATGCGTCGAGGTCGTCGTTGAGGAAGATCTCAATATCCATCCCCGCGCGCACAGCCTCCAGCATCTCCCTCGCGTGAGCCATCCCGCGAACCTGCTCGGAGATGAACGCATTGCCGGTGCGGAAGGAAAGCTCATCCCTCGCTGTGGCCGGGTCAATGAGGCCAAGCTGGAGCAGTTCAATGACCCTGGCGTCCCTGTCTTGGCTCTCCTCTCTGAAGAGAGAGCCAGCCTCAATGAACACCTCTGGCGTCTCCACGATGTTGGTGGCCTGGATGGACTCGAAGGTGACTCGGCCAAAAGCGTCGAGCATGGACATCATCTTGGGCTCTGCGTAGTAGGTCTTCATAAGCTCAAGCACACACTTGGCCATGGCCTGTACGCCGTTCTCGATAGCCTGCTGGGTTATCTGAAGCTGGCTTGTGTCCTGCTCGCTGAGGACCTGCATCGCCTTTCCAGACGACACCCCTACCGCTCGCTTGCCCAGCGTCACGGAGTGAACACCTGCCACGTCGCTCATCTCGCCTTGGATGCGCATGACGTTATCCATGACGTAGGCTGGCATCGGGGCGGCTGCAATCTGCGTAGGTGCTCCACCAGCAGGGTTGTAGTAGATCTTCTCGCCGGGGCGAGAGGTCATGGACTGCGCCGATACGCCAGAGGTCTTCGGCACCAGCCACTTCGGGTTTCCCATTAGCTCCACGTTGTGGACCACCTGAGAGCGTGCCTTGTTGTAGAGCATCTGGAGGTCAAGGAGCGGGGCCAACAGGGACACGCCCCACAGCCGCCTTGGAATCTCGCTGTACCTTATGATCTGAATGGGGAACGTCTCGGTGGCGCGCTCCTTCTCCTTGAAGAGATACGTGCCCCCCACCACCATCGCGTAGCGACCGTCCTTCCAGTAGATGTCGAACAACTCCACCCTGTCAGACGGGGGGTCGTTGCTCGTTCCGGTGGAGACAGTGCCGTAGTTCTCGTCACCGAAGCCGGTGCTGCTGGTCTCTATCTCGTCAGCCTTGTCGGGGAACGTCTCCTTGAGAGCCGACTTCGTCACATACGTCCTGAGCGCCACCCACTGACTATCGTCCGGGTGGATGACCCCCTTCTCGAAGAAGACGTCGTAGGGCCCGACGGACCGGGTCTTCACGGAATCAGCATCAGGGTCGTAGTACGTGTGCAGGGCGCAGGTGCCACATGTGAGGAGCCACTTGATGGTCTCCTCCATGACCTCCTTTATGTTGTCGTTCTGCCAGTAATACCGGAGGGCGGTCTCGGAGGACTTAGCCTTAACGATGTCATCGTTTGACGGGCTCGCCGGGATGACAGCCACGGAAGGATAAGACAGCGCCAGCCGGGACAGAATATTCCGATAGATGTTGAGGAGCAGGTTAACGGTAACGCGGGTCTGCCCATCGCTGCCCGTCTTCTGCGTGACGTACTGGGCAAGCCTCTTGTCATAGTCCAGCCACTGCCTCCCCTCAAGGAACTTGAGGCTCAGGTCCCACAGTCGTCGCTCTGACGTCTTCTCTTGGTGAGACTCGGAGATGATCGTCTTGATGTTTTGGGGGAACTCAGCCACCTGCCGCTCCTGCTAGCTTGGCGACCTGCGCTGCCGTGCTGATTAGCCCTGGGATTTCCCCGCCTAGTGGGCGTCTATAGTATTGAACACCACCGGGCGACCCGACCATCTGTGCGGCGGCGGCGGCGCGCGCGTCCGTTGCTTGGCTCTGCGACTTCATCTTAGCCAGCTTATCGAGCAGGGTCTCCTGTTCCTTTCCTGCGATCTGCTGCATCAGTGACGCATAGGCGAGTGGGTAGTTCTCCTCAACCTCTGCTAGCTGCATCTGAACGTCGTTGCCGGCCAAGCTACACCTCCTGATCGTATAGATAGTCGAGGATGGG